GATCTGTTGTTTCTAGAACATCTTTAGTAATGTCTAAAGTCCATGATGTTGTACCTGCCACAGTGGTAGCACTAGATCCTGCTTTATCAAATAAAACAGAACCTTCTTCTCCACGAAAAAATGCCATTATTCAAAGAAAAAAGTATATATACGACTATATTACCGTGAAACTGCGTTTTTTACAGCTATTTTTTCTTCTTTTTACGTCTATGTTGATAAGTTATCTTTTTACTTCCTGTTTTTTCACGCTTAAACCTTGCTTTTTCAGCACTTGACATCTCTTTAGTTGTCTTAGGTGTCTTATTTGATACACGTTTACTAGGTCTACAGGCTGGATAGCCTCTTTTTTCACCTTTTTGACGACCACAAGGCTTTCCTGTCTTTACATCAACCCAATTTTCCTTAAACCAGCGAGTTAAACCGCCACTACTTCTTGCCACGTTTTTTAGTCCCCGTGCGATAAGTACCACCACGCTTTTTGTACTCTCGTACAAGCCATGCGTTAGCGTAAGCAGAAGGATAAACAGCAAATTTGCGTTTTGCTTCTGACTTTACTCTTGAATATAAGGCTTTATTAACAGGAATGTTTGCCACTTTTCTTAGTCCCTTTCTTTTTCTTCTTCTTACCTTTGGGTTTCATTGAACCATAATGTCCAGGCATAATAAAAAGTAACTCTTAGTATATTCTAAACGAAGTTTGGCCTAATGTCTCTGGTTTTGCAAGGTTGAATTGCTGCAAACATAAATAACCAAAAGCATCAAAAGCATGGTCAACCCCAAGATTCTTATTAGGTAATCCTGTATTTGGAGCGTAAGTTAAAGTTCTTAACGCTTTTATCAATTCTTTACATCGAGGATGGATAAAAGTTCTTCGATCTCCATTTGCATCATATAAAGCAGTATTTACAGCCGTAATCTTATCTCTTATCTTCCAGGGAGATTTTGGACTCATTACTGTAAATCCATTCCTTCTTAAGATTGTATGGTCTGTAACACCTACCCCACTTGTCTTTCTTGCATTACCAGTAGGGTCAGGACAAGCAATTACTCTTCGATCTACACCATATCTTCGTGTAACCTCTTCCGCAAAATCCCAGGTTGTTGCTCCACCTGTCAACATGATCTCATCAAATACATAAAGACAATCATTATGCTTGACCGCACAAATTCCTGCCATAGGGTCAACGTTAAAATCCAATCCAATTAACAATGGCATCATGTGTAAATCTTGCACTTCCTTATCAATATTGTCATCATCAAAACTAACAGCTACTAAACCAGTTAAATTTTCAAAACTAGCTTCAAATTCTTGTCTAAATGTCCTTGCATCTAACTGACCTCTAGCTGCTTCGACTTCTTCTGGAGCGACATTACCTCCTTCAATCGTAGTAAAACTCCACCTGATCCAATCATCTCGATCAGTTTCTCCACAAAAACACCACATATCGTAAAACCAACTAGCAGTTCCATCAGGTGTAGAAATAAACAATGCCCACCCCTGTTTATCAGCCAATGCAGGTCTAATAACCTCCGCCCATACATCTCGATCCATAAATGCAGCTTCATCTAAAACAACCCCTGCTAAACTTCTTCCCCTCAATGCCATTGCATTTTCAGTTCCTTTTAACTCAATACTCGACCCATTAATTAAATCTAGTCTTAAATCAGTCTCATTTTTACTTTGAATCCATACTTTTGGTACTAATTTTTTTAATTCTTTCCATGCAATGTCTTTTGCCATGCGATATGTAGGAGCACAGTAGAAATATGTTTCCCCTGGTCGATTTATCGCTCCACGAAGTAGTTCTATGCAAGCTAAGTATGATTTTCCAAACCTTCTGCCAGCTACGAGGATGCGAAATCGCTTTTCACAGTTAAAAACTTGGCCCTGGGCATATCTTAAACTGATTTCTGGTGCGGTTTTTACAGACATACACTAAAAAATAACAAATTTTTCAAGTATTACCCCCTTTTTATAGCCTAAATTCATATTTCTAGGTTATCATTCAATTAATACCTTATCTGATTGAGTCCGTGGCTGAATCTTTTATATCTGGTTTTATCCCAGAAGAACAGAAACAACAACAAGAAAAAAGAAAAAGACGCTCTAAATTTGCTTGCAATACAAAAGAGCATATTCAAGCTAGAAGTCAAAGATTGTATTCTCGTCAACTAGAAGGGAAAACAACAAGACAGCTTGTTTTAGAACACGCAAAGATTGAAGGCATCGCAGAAACTTCAGCCTGGAGCGATTGGGGCCGAGTAAAGCAATGGAATAATGAGGATTGGGAGAAAGATAGAGAAAATATGCTTCCAAGACTTCAAGCAATGAGAGTTAGATTATTCAATAAAGCAGTTTCAAAAGGTCAATTACAGACAGCAGCACAAATATTAGATTCATTAGGCAAAGTTATCGGAGAGTCAGTAGAGACAGTCAATATTCAAGCACCTCAACTATCTATAAAAGTAGAAACAAAGTAGTACATCTTTATTAGTAACGAAGATTACGGATATATATTTAAGTTCCTCGGAGTATGATATGGCAAAAATTTTCTGCAACCCTCCCCCCAAATGGCCTCAAACTGGCCTGAGAGCCTCTGAGAGAAGCCAAAATTAAGTTTACATATATTAGTATCCTCAAAATTTCTGCCTGTCTGAGGCCATCCTGAGGCTAGTGTTACATTTGATACATAATAAGAAATTGGTACAGATTCGGCCTTGACATGATGTCATTCTGGCCTTAATATAAATAATATAAATTACATTAAATTTTTATAGTCGCCCGAAAATACTAGGGAAACACCGTTGAAGCCTTCAACTACATATCGTGAGTCAGCCGCTAACTCCGTAAGCATAGCGACACCGCCAACCAGAGGGCGTTTGAAGTGGGTCTGGGTCTAGCAAGTGGGATGCACTTGCAACACTTTTTCCTTTTACTTCTAGGCTGTATCACTCACGAAAATAACAGGAAGCAAAGGGGCTTAAACCTTCGGGCAAGTCTTCTTTCTCCCTCCACAGATTACTCACGAGTTTAGATCAGCCTACAAGTAAAAGGTATTTACTTTTTACTTACAATCAAACTTATTAAATTATTCAAATGAGTAACTATTCAATTACAAGATTTACTGGTATTGATTACGATACCATGTCTGGACGTTGGGACTTAGTAGCAGAAAGGCACACACAAGATTCTGCCCTTGCAACCTGTAAGAGCTTGAATTTAAATAGACCTTTTTACCACAGAGTTGAAGTTAATTCAAAAAGAGTTGAACTTCCACGCTTTACAGTTCTTAAACCGAACATGAAAAGCAATTACGAGCCAATTGTAATTCCTGTAAGTTTCACAGTCAGAAAGAAATTGAATTTAATTCAAAGAATTATTAGGAGGTTCTTCTAATGGATGAAAACGAATTAGATTATTATTTCGCTGGCGTTAGTTGGGCTGAGTGTTTCGACATTCTCAGCCCATACCAAAGACGCTTAGATTATGACTTTGAAACTATGGAGCAAAACAAAAATGAAAATTAAAAAACTCGGAGCGTCAAAAACGCTCCTTTCTTTTCCTGATAAAGAAATTTTTATCAGTTATGAAACACCAGTTGCAGCCAGATTAAAAAATGGCGATTGCATCAGGACTTCTAAAAACTGGTCAAGCACGACCCAAAAACACATCACTCAATATCTTTCAGGACTAAAAGCCAAAAAGGTTGAGCAAAGTGTTTTAGACAATTTATTAGGAGCTTAAAAAAATGAGTCAAGTAAAACAAATGAGAGTCTTTAAACTTACTGACTCTCAACTTGACTTGATGCTTCAAAGCATCAGGAACACAAAAAGAACCTCTTATGAAAGATTAAGGGCTGAATCAAAAAAAGATTTTGACTTAATGTTTGAGGAGGTCGTAGAACCTTATGGCTCTATCAAAATTTTTCAAGGGGCTAAAAAATGACTCCTGAAGAATTTTTTAAACAACAAAGAGTTCCAAAATATAGGCAGCGTTTAGTTGCTGCCTTATGTTCTTCGATCACTTCAGAAAATGATGAGAAATCAGAATTTTATGCAGAGATTGCAGATTTTGAAGCTCTGGAATTTTCCACAAAACAAGTCGAAGCGGCCAAAAAAGACGTCAGACGAATTTTAAAAATTAGGGGATAATTTCCCCTTTTTTTCTGTAAAATTTTTTCATTTATCCTGTAAAAATTATGACTATTATGAATGCCCGAATGAATGCCAAAAAATCTTATGTAAAGCCTGAGGAATTTATTGTGAATGAGTTAATCAGGGCTTTAGAAGATGGCGTTCCAGTATGGCGAAAGGATTGGACTGTTAAAGGTGGCTTCAGGAATTTATTAACAGGGAAAAATTATCAGGGTTCTAACCCTGCACTTCTCTGTATATCTTCTGCGGTTAGAGGCTGGCATCTTCCGTTATTTATTGGAGGAGGTCAGGCTAAGTCTATTGGCTGCCTACCTAAAAAAGGGTCTAAGTCTGCTCGAATTATGCAACCTTTACAGAGGTCTTTTGAACTCAAAGATAAAGACGAAAATGGGGAGGTTCAATTCGGCTCTTACATGAGTTACAAATGCGTTCCAGTATTTAATGTTGCTGATGTTCGAGGAGTTGATGAGGAGTCAGAAAAACGACTTCAGGAGCTAATTGATAAGGCTGTCTTAACTTCTGCTCCTCGACCTTTGGATGAACGGGTTAAACAAGCCCATGATCGTTTATTCCAATGGGAACATCAAGTTAAGGCTGTTATCAAGGGAGGTGATAGAGCATATTACCGACCAACAACTGATGAAATCGTTATTCCAAAAAGATATAACTTTAAGAATGACGAATCTTATCTAGCTACTTTCGCCCATGAAGCAGCCCACTCAACAGGCCATAAATCAAGACTTGATCGTAAAGACTTAAGTTATGCAGCCGAAGAGCTTTGTGCGGAGCTATCCGCATATCTCATATGCAGCCGACTTGAGATTTCAAATCTTGATACAAAAAATCATGCAGCATATTTAGCTGCGTGGTCACCAATGCTAAAAAGCGACCCAAAAATCCTTTTTAAATCACTAGCTAATGCTAGTAAAGCTGCGGATATGGTAATTGGTGAGCAATAGCTCACCTTTTACTTTTTGTTCTTTATTTTTCTAAAAATTATGAAAAAAGAAATCAAATTTTATTGCAACATCACAAAGAAATGGGAAACACTTGTTATCTCAAAACCTTATAAGAAGGAGTTAAAAACAAAATGAAAAAATACAAAGCAACCGATCCTGAAATGGTTCAGGCTCAAAAAGATTTAGCAAAAATGTCAAATTTATCTGATCGTGTAATTACTAACGATCAGGATTTATTTAAAGAATTAGCTACGATCCAGAAAAAATTATGCCAAATTTCTGAAATGAAATCTTATTTTCTTCAGAGATATGAGGACATACTTGATGAACAACATAATTTAGAAACTCGGCTCTGTATTTTCCAAAACGAAATGCTGCACAGTTTTGAATTATGCTTTCGATATTACAAGACAAAAAAGAAGGGCTTTAAATAGCCCTATTTTTTTCTAATTTTAATTTACACCTAGTCAGAATTAAAGTTTCATATAGCTTTTTATCTGACTTTAAGGCTTTAGTTAGTAGGTTATCCCACTCTTCAGAGGATAATTTATTGAGGTTGTAGGCATCATAACCCATTTGTTCGATTGAAAGTATGTAAGACTTAATGAGACTCATAATTATTTATGTGTTGACATATTAATAATACCACACAGGCTTGTTAATGGCCTTATTTGTGTGTTAATATTTAGAAGAGTTCACTTATCCTAAATTTATGACTCAAAATGATCGAGACTTTCAAAAAGTCTTAGAAGCTCTAACAGAGCAGGACAAGAAAATTACTGAGATAACCAATATGATTACTCAGTCAACTGGTATAACTCTTAATGCTTTTGAGAGTCAACAAAAACTTAATGAATCTCAAAGAGAAGTAAATCATGCTTTAAAAGATGGCATAAAAGATTTATTTACTGCAATTTCTAAAATTTCATCAATTCTTACAGGAGGTAAAAACTAATGGGATTAGATATGTATTTAGAGGCTTCTTTTTCTACAAGAGCTTACGAAAGACCTACCGATCAAGACTACGCTGATATGCGAGAAGGTAAAGACGTTAAAGTTGAAAGATCAATGGAATTGGAAGATGCCATTACTGCTATTGGCTTTGAAGACGCTCCAATAGACCATGCCTACAATCATTTCCAGTATGTTTTTCCTATCATCACTTGGAGAAAAGCTAATGCAATACATAAGTTTTTCGTTGACGAAGTGCAAGATGGGAATGACAACTGCGAACGTCATTATGTATCAAGAGAAACGCTCCAAGAGTTGTTAGATCGTATTACTACGATTCTTGAAATAAAAACACCAGTTGCCAGAGAAATGAAGGCAGAAGAACTTCTACCAACTGATATTGAAGGTTGTTTCTTTGGTACAAAAGAATATGACGATTGGTATTACAAAGACTTAGAAGATACTAAAAAAGTTCTTGATAAGTTATTTGAATATGAAGAAAATGCAGAAGCAGGTAAAAATTTCGATAACTTCTATTATCAATCATCTTGGTAAAAATTATGAGTAATTCAATTAATGATGAGATTTTAGAATCTCTATTCGATGAACAGATTGATGCTGTTTCAGAAAGATTTCCTTCCCTATCTACTAGGGAAGTTGAAATTATTGCAGCAAGAAGAGCTAAACGTCTTTTCTGGGAGATGGCACAATGAACGATCCAAAAACATTTAATGTACTAATGTCTGAAGTTCATTCAGTTTGGTACACGGTTGTAGCTGAAAATGAAGATGATGCTATTAACAAAGTTTCCTGTGGAGATTATCTAGAAATGGATGATGAAGGTTGCGAAATGGGTAGCCAAGTTTTCTGTGAAATAGAGGAGGAAGAATGAATATAACAGAGTCCAGAGATGAAGCCTTTGAAGCAATAGCTGAAATGCTACGTTCCAATATTAAAAAGACGAAGATAGCTTCTAAACTTGCTGCTGATTATTGCGTAAGTGATAAGACAGTTTACAAGTGGATAACAAAAGTTGAAGAAATGTACGACATAGAACCTATAGAGTCTATTCTTCAACAACAAAAAACTGAGTTAAAATCTGAAATTTATCAGGATTTGATTCGTGATTATCACAAAGCTAAAACTGATAAAGATGATGAATTACGCAGGAAAATCGGAGCTATATTAAATAATACTTACCTTAAAAAAATTACTTTCAACTGAGAATTTCGCTAGCGAATTATGATTGACAACCCACTACCAGATCAAGTTATGCAGGAGAAAGAAACGCTCCAAAATGCACAAGACTTTGAGTTCTATTGTTTTCACCATGCAAAAGAAATTGCTGAACACTACAAAGTACATGAAGATTTAATCATTCCCTTTCAAGAGTGGTATCACGATTATATGCGTGATAATCCTGATCTATTTGATCATACACTTATCTATTTAGATAGTGATTACATAGTCGATTGGTGGGAAGCTGACTCCTACCTTTATGACGATTTCGATTCACCTTATATGGAGATTAAAAAATGAGACTTGATTCTATTCACATTATTCTTAAAGAATACATTGCTGAACAAGAAAAACTACAATGTCGTTGGCCTTGTGATGCTGAGTATAACGTTCCAACATGGGATAATATATATGATGCTGTAGAAGCTATCGAATCTATTATTAATTACGAACCTAGTGATGCTGAATTAGAAGCATACAATGATTCTTATTCTGAACCACTTCATGTAAAAAATCAAAGAATGTTAGAAATGAAAAGTGAGTCTCATGGAAGGAGGTTTGTATAATGCCTATTTATAACGTCACAGTTACTAAAAAACAATGTTGTTGGAATATAGAAGCCAACAGTTATGAAGAAGCTCAAGAAGTTGCTTTAGAAGAATGCGAGCTAAATTCATACAAATATTACACTTACTTTGATGTTGATACAGTTGAGGAGGACAATGCCTAAAGGTAAATACTACGAATATCAAATAAAACGTTCCGCACTAGATAACGATTATCTTTCTGGCAATATTGATGACTTTCAATATGCCAGAGAGTCTCTTGATCTGGACTTGGAATACGAACCATATATCCTAGCTCAAACTATCAATAGCGAAGTCGCTAAAAAACAACACAACATAGGAGATTCAAAATGACTTATTACACTGTAGTTGCCAGAGAAGAATACAAAGAAGAAGAAGTTTTACTTTATGAAGGAGACTATTCTCCTGAAGAATTAAAACAAATGGCAACTGAAGAAGTTAGAAAAAATACAACTATGGAATATGAAGATATAGAAGATTGTTATGTTCATATAGATTTTATCTTTAAATCTGATACACCTATAAAATGGATTTATGACTAACAATAAGTGGATTCACTTTCCTAAAAATCCTTACGAAGGTCAAATCTTTTATTACCCTCACACAAAAGATACCTTTACATATATCATTCCTAAAGGTCAATCTGAATATGGACAATGGGTTGTTATTTCTTACGATCTCTTTATGAACTTTAAATCAAGCAGCAACTAACTGATCGTTCTTTACCATATCTTGAAATTCTGCTACCTTTTCCTTAAATAACGCACCACAACCTATCAACTCCATAGCTGTTACCCAACGAAGCTGTAACCCGTTCTTTCTTATTATACATATTAATCCTCTTTTTGCTCGCACCCCAGTTTTTTCATATAGCCCCTCATTGTACGCACCTATCTGTAATAAATGATCCTGTAAATATTTTTCTGGTTTATCTGTATCTTTTCCGTAAGTTTTGAAATCTACTATTGTTAATTCTGAATGGCCGTCAGGGTTTTCTGTATCTATTAAAGCGTCACATTGACCTGCATAACCTGATGAATGGTTAATATTAAATTCACTAAGATGAATGGCTTTTATATCTTCTAAAAAAGGTTGTATATTTCGGGTGTACTCACTACACGCCCATTGTTCTGGGATTTTATTTTTACCATGAATGGCGTTTTGTAATGCCCATGTTGTAATTGCTTGGCTAGGTCGTGCCAAACCATCTTCATAAGTTTTCCAACCATTCCTTTTGTTTGCTGAATTTATTGCCATTATAGACGCAGTTTTTAATATTTTCTCGCAATATGAATGAACTGCTGTACCAATACTACAGGCCATATCTCTATGTTCTAAATTACCTGGGCGTTTTACCCATTTCATTAGTGCTGCCTTCTGTTCAACAGGTGCAGTATGTTTAAGAATCGAAGTTACTGAATGATATTCTCTTTCTTCTTCATCTCTATAAACTCTATGTTTACCAGAGTCATCACGCACCAATGATGAATGGCGTAATCCAGCTAATAAATTTTGCCTATCCGTTTCTATTGGTAAGGCAAGAGTCATTTGTTTAAAAGGATTTTTCCTAACTTTAACTGGACTACGCTTTATTTGCAAGAAAAAACTCATTCTTCGTAGAAGAAGTCAGGGTGTAATTGAATGGAAAATACGACTATGTTCCATAACCAACCTTTAGGGTAAACATCTACTAATGGAAGATTCCCAATGTCCTCTTCAAAATAACTTACTCTTTCAATATCTGTTAAAGGCTTTTGTTTGTACATTTGCCTGAAAATATCAAAAACAAACCTACCGAATCTTTTTAATTTGTTTTCAGGTAATGGTGTAAGTAGTCGCTCCAAAACTTCTCTTACTGAGTAGTATTGTCCTGCGTCACCCTCGTAAGGGTTGAATGTGAGTTCCATGAATAATTTAAGAATAACAATCTCTGCCAAGAGATAAACCTATTTTACTTCATAAAAAAAGACCGAGCAATACATACTTGGTCTTTTTTATTAGGGCTCTTGGCAGAGAGCTACCCTTAATTTAATTATGACGAAAAAGAAATTATATGTAAAGACGTCATAAGTGGTACTTATATATGTCCTGTTAACGTTTTTATTAAGAATTGACTTTTATGTTAGAAACTACTGTTTGAGCATTATTTAAATTGTAATACAAGCGATTACATTGAATATATTTGAAAGGTTAAATAACTCAATTTGAGTGTTAAATATGTTAAACAATGACAGACAAATAATTTACATTCAGTTACAATTTCTCATTCCAAAACGCTCTTTATTTCTATAAGATTTCTGTTTTCTTTTTAACTTAACTACATTATGACTTTTGGGTTTCATTGAAGTTAAGTGCCAGCCATTTCCTTTAGGACACTCATAAACGTATGAATGTCCTTTTCCTTTCTTGCACATTTCTGCTGCAATAATTTTGGCTTCTTCTTCTGATCTATAGCTGACCTTATCACATTTATAACAATGGCCTAAAACTATAAATCCTTTTTCTTTGATGTAACTTTCGAGATTAAAAAAACTAAGACGCTGCATTTGTTGTTTGTTTTGGTTGTAAATCTTCCCATTTAATTTCAGGAGCTTCGGGCATAATATCTTTACTGGCGAGAGTTTCTTTCTCCCACTTTTCATACTTTGCATCTTCTATTGCTTGTTCCCTTACTGGTTCAAACATTTCATCAATGGCTCTTCGGATCATTGAAGATATTGATGTACCTGGGCGAGAATAATGCTTCAGTAATTTGTACTGAGAATTAGTAATTTGAATGGAAATTCTGTAAAGATTGTTAGGATCAGTAACTTGGGACATTGGGAATAACCTCGATGATAGGGTGAATCTTCTTTGCGTCCACTATGGCATACATTTCTGTATTTGGGTATGGAGCAATGAATTTAATGGTTGGAATTTTTTGAACATGACTATTGAAACACTTGATAAAAGCGTTCAATAGATATTGGGCTGTATGAGTACCCCTACGTTTGAGATACCCACTACCCAACTGATTTCTAAATGAAAGGCAAACATCTTCTGAATCTAAATTCGCTCCAAAACATACTGCGTCCATAAAACTTAAGGTTGGAACTTTTGACCAATGCTTGTCTCTTGCTAATAATGAGAAAGTTAAAGCAACTGACTCACTAAAGCATCTAAAACTTTTTCTTCTCTGAGCAATTTCACCAACCATAGCTTCTACATAATCTTTATGTAATTCATATAATTTAGTTACTTCAGTATGAGAAGGAGTGTGATTACCTGACCACTTTATTTTTGGGTGCTGATAATAAAGCTGATAATTTTTTAAAGCTGCTGCAATAGTTTTACCTTTGCTGCTTCCTAAAATATCAAGTACATCTCCAGCAGTTCTTGTAGCACCTGTATCAACAACATTAAATATTTTAGGGTCAAGATTACGACCCAACATAATTTGAATGGGCTTTTCTGCTTTTACTACTGCTGCAAGTCTATGCTGACCATCAAGAATGTTATCTTCAGAATCTAATGCAATACCTTGAGCAGTTATATACCAGTTACCACTTTGAATGGTATGAGTTAGTCTTTCAAGATGTCTTCTTTTAAATTTTCTGTTTTTTTGAGCCGATTGGCCTAGTAGTTGCGATGCCCATTGAGGGGTCATGGTAACTACTTCAAATGTTGGAGTAGTCATAGGATAAGGACTTAACGTATTTGTAAGCATGACATCATTGTAACCTATTTTATAATCCTTTGCAACAATATTTTTACATAAAAAAACTGCCAGCAATTAAACTGGCAGATTAACCTTTTATTTCCCTTCTTTATTATCCCCCGAATGGGTCTTCATAAGTAAGGAGTTTCTTTAAATCAAAACCTTTTGACTTAGTTTTCTCCCAAGCTGCGTCTAAGGCATCTTGATCGTCTTCATCTTGAGGTTCAATTTGAATGTCGTAATTCCAACGACCTCCTTCTCTGTCTAGTGAAAGAGAAAGATCCCATTCCATAAGATTTTTATACTTTCTGTTTAAAGATAGCTTCCTGATCTTGCTAAGAATTTGATACTGGTCTGCTTCCAAAATACGAACCATTTTATTCTTGTAGTCGTAAATAGGCCAAACGTATGTTTCTTTAGGATCTGCTGGATCTGTACTTTGGAATTTAGTACCTCTTTGATAAGAGCCTCCCATTTCAGTAAGAATTTCTTCTTCTGTTGGTTTGCTGACAAATCTAAAAGATTTACCCTTATCTCCGTGTACAGATTCTCCGTAAATTTTCCAAAAGATTAGGGGATCTTCTTCCAATAATGCGAAAGAAACTGGTTCTTTTGGATCTACTTTTGATGGGTTTAAATAAGAAGAAACAAGTGGGCGATCCCCCTGCTCTTCTGCTTTTTTGACTTTTTCTTCAAAAGTGGCTGAGAATTTCATAAGAGTGAAATTGTTAAATAGCGTTTGTAATCAATGGGCAAAATATATTTGCACAATCTCATTCTAATAGCTTGACCCTCGTTTGTAAATAGCCTAAAATGAAAAAACCTCCGAAGTCT